ATAAAATTATTGGTCCTAGACGTATAAGTCGCTAGAACCTACTTGTTAATGGGTGAACCGAGCCTGCAGCTCTTTCCTAGTGCCTTTACACTGGGATAGCCCTACCAATAAAAGTCTTAAAGGAGACAAAATGGTTGTTGATGAAATTTATGATGTGTTAGTTTCACGGTTTGGGGTTGGTGAAGTTTTTTCACATAATACAACGTGGAAAGAGTTCATAACATATGTAGTTATAGATAGCTGTTCAATGGATAGTTTAGCAACTAAGTGTGGATACTCACATTCTAGTGGTCTTAGCAGGTATACTACCAAACAATTTAAACATATTAAAGAAGATAAAAAACTAAAACCATGGAAAACTTATCTTACTTCTTTAGTAGAAATGAAAAAGTGTCCAAGCTGCAATGAAATAAAACCACTAAGTAACTTTAGTATTAATACTGCTATTTGTAAAAACTGTGATAATAATAAAAGAGCTACATATGTAGAAAACAGTAGAGAAAAAGTTCTAAGTAAATCAAAAATCTATTATCAAAACAATAAAGAAAGTAGGTTACTATCAAATAGATGGTATAGGTTACTTAATAGTGAATCAATAGCAGAACAAAAGAAAGAGTATCATAAAAAGTATTATCAAGAGCATAAATACTTATATAATGCGAAAAATGCTAAACGTAGAGCTACAAAACTACAAGCCACCCCAAAGTGGGCAAATCTGATAGCTATAAAAGAAATTTATCAAACTTGCCCTCCTGGTTATCACGTAGACCATATAGTTCCATTACAAGGTAAATTAGTATGTGGATTACATTGCGAATTCAATCTCCAACATCTGTCAGCTAGTGAGAATTTAAGTAAAGGAAATAGGTTTGAAGTATGTTAAAGATTAGTAGGCCTGATATTAGTAGTACGGAAATTACCGAATTTCCTGTAGAGGATAGGTTTATTAAGTTGCCTATTAAAAAGTACGTTGACTTACTAGGTATAGAACTTAATGGCCCACAGATTGCGATAGTTAACGCTTTGAATAGTCCAAAGTATCGTTTCGTAGTAGCTGCCGTTAGCCGTCGCGTAGGCAAAACAACCATAGCGAATATAATAGGACAGCTAGTTACTCTAGTTCCTAATAGTCACGTCCTTATCATGTCCCCTAATTATGCTCTATCATCAATTTCATTTGAAGAGCAACGTAAACTAATTAATCATTTCAAATTAGAGGTACTCAGGGATAACGCCAAAGATAGAATTATTGAACTAAAGAATGGTTCTACGATTCGGATGGGGTCTGTATCTCAGGTTGATTCAGTAGTTGGTCGCAGTTACTCACTTATTATCTTCGATGAGGCCGCGCTTACTAGCGATGGACAAGAAGCATTCGAGATTGCACTACGTCCAACACTGGACAAGCCAGATGCTAAAGCTATCTTCATTTCAACGCCTAGGGGCCGTAACAATTGGTTTAGTACTTACTGGCACTATGGTTTCAACTCAATCCCAGCATTCGCTAGATGGGCTAGTATCCACGCTGACTACCGGGAGAATCCTAGGGCTAGCGAAGATGACATTAATGAAGCTCGTGCAACTATGCCCGCCAGCAGATTCGCTCAAGAGTTTGAGGCTAGCTTTAGCGTATTCGAAGGACAGATATTTAAGTTTGACCATAAGTGTATTATGCCGGTAGATAGATGGGAACATCTTGAAAGAATTATGGGACTTGATATCGGTTTCAAAGATCCTACCGCCATGCTCGTTTTGGGGTATGACTACGATTCTCAGGTCTTCTACGCACTAGACGAATTCCAGCAAGCAAATATGACTACAGATCAGTACGCCGTAGAATGCAAAACTCTAGAAGATAAGTATGATGTACAGATGATCTTCATCGATTCGGCCGCGCAACAGACTCGCTACGATTGGGCTGTGAACCATGATATTTCTACAATTAATGCAACTAAGTCCGTGTTGGACGGAATTGCATATGTTCAGATGATTGTGGAGCAAGGAAAACTAATTGTAGACCCCAAATGTACACATCTTCTAGTAGCACTTGACCAGTTCCGTTGGGATCCAAAGGAAACTCTGATTACTGAGAAGCCAGTACATGACAAGTATTCGCACATGGCTGATGCATTGCGTTATGCTTTATATAGTTATCGTTCTAACGTAGGGAGCTTCTGATGGTAGGAAAATTGAATTGAATTTATTTTATACTTATGGGATAATAGCAGTATTCTGAGTAAGTAAAAGTTTTTAGGAGTAGTTTAATAGTGGCAGCAAATACCGGTAATAAGTCTGATTTAAAGCGTGATGAGGTCAAGTATGTTCGTGACCGAGCCAAAGCTAGGTATCCTAAGGGTAATTGCTGCGCAATTTGTGATACTACTGAAAACTTAGAGTTTCATCACTACTCATCACTTACACTACTATGGGAAAAGTGGAAAGTTACTAGTGGTATTTCAATTGATAATGTAGAAGATGTAATGTTCCATAGGGATACTTTTATAGCTGAGCACGAGAAGGAGTTATATGAAGATGCTGTTACATTATGTAATGGGCACCATGTAAAGCTACATACTGTGTATGGTAGCAAACCGGCCCTTTTTACTGCTAAAAAGCAGGCTAACTGGGTTAAAATTCAGCACGATAAACTACACAAAGATTAAAACTGAGCGAAAGGGCCGGCCAGCCTTTCTAGTGCCTTTTTCACTAGATAGCTCACCAAACACTGTCTAAAAAGGAGACAAAAATGAATGAAGAAATTGTAGACCAGATCTATAACGTATTAGTTGAACGCTTTAATATTGATGAAGTATTTTTACCTAAATTTGGAAAAAGCAGGCTTAAAGAGATAACTTGGAGACAGTTCATTAAAGCTGCTTTAGAATTAGATGCAGCCGAGCTTTATAAATATTGTGGGTACTCAAACCTTTTCAGTTTTAGTACAGGCCTAAAAAGAAAGCACTTAGGTATTTTTCAAGATAAGAATGGCACTCAGTGGTGTAATTATTTACTATTACTTATAAATAGGAAGAGCTGCCCTACGTGTAGTAGTATAAAAGATATTACAACAGGCTTTGGTAGAAATATAAACCAGTCTGGAGGTATACGTTCAGAATGCAAAGCCTGCGAGAAGGATTATAGAGACCTTAATAGAGAGCATCGATACATGCTAAGAAGTGACAGATACCAGCAAAATAAAGAACATGAGTTAAAACAGGGTGCTATTTATAGAGCAGCTAATAAAGAGTCCATTTCCCTACGTAGAAATAGGTACTATATAGCGCATAAGCCAGAAGCATTTGCTAGGGCAGCAAAGCGTAGAGCAGATAAACTGAGGGCCACCCCAAATTGGGTAGATTTAGAAAAAGTTAAGCAAATATATCGAGATCGTCCTGATGGATATCATGTAGATCATATAGTTCCATTACACCATCCACTGGTATGTGGGTTGCACTGTGAATTTAATCTACAACATCTACCTGCTAGTGAAAATCTTAGCAAAAGTAATAAATTTGAAGTAGGATAGATATGAATATTGTAGATAAAGTAAAAGGTTATATCAGTTCAAAATTTAACCCCGCGCAGGCCGAGATCGCTAGAAATGAAGGAGATATACCTCCTGATAATACTATCTCTTTCGAACAAGCTTATGATAGGCTAACTTCTGTTAGGCGTGCAGTTGATATGATTGTCAATGGTGCATCTAGTTTTGATGTAGATGTTAAAGACAAAATTAATGGTTTAGTAACACCAACAGTTGGTACTAGAAAATCCAAAGTAGAAAATCTACTTAACTTCCAACCCAATCCTTACATTGATACTAGTAAATTTCGTAGGCTGATTTATATCGACCTAGTACTTACAGGTAATGCCTTTATATACTATGATGGTATATATTTATATAACTTACCATCTAGTCAAGTAGAAATATTAACAGATCCTTTAATTTATGTAAAGGGTTATAAGTATAACGGTGTAGTAGACTTCAAAGCAAGCGAAGTGTTACATATCTCAGACAATTCTAGTACTAGTATCTATAGAGGAACTTCTAGAATGAAGTCAACTTCAGATACTCTAACAGTACGTAGTGACATGACGGCATTCCAAGGTAACTTCTTCAAGAATGGGGCAGTACCTGGGTTAGTTATTAAATCTCCTAATGTACTTGGTGATAAAATCAAAGCTCGTATGATAGAGTCTTGGCAGTCTCAGTATTCCCCAACTAAGGGTGGCAAAAGACCCCTAATTTTAGATGGTGGACTAGATTTAGATAAGATTACAGATGTTAACTTCCGAGAGCTAGACTTTAAAGATTCAATAACTTCTAAAGACCTAGAAATTCTAGTAGCTTTAGGGGTTCCAGAAGTTCTAATAAGCTCTGGTAATAATGCAAATATCACCCCAAATCTCAGACTCTTTTATATGGAAACAGTTCTACCACTTGTTAGAATGGTAAATGCTGGTTTTGAAAGATTCTTTGGTTATGACCTAGAGCCAGAAGCTTCTAAAGTTTCAGCAATCCAGCCAGATTTAAAAGATGAAGCTATGTATCATAGCACACTTGTAAATGGCGGAGTAATTAGTCCAAATGAAGCTAGAGAAACCTTAAGATACGACCCCAAACCGGGGCATGATGACCTACGAGTACCTGCAAATATTGCTGGTAGCGCAGCAGGTGAGCCGGGTGGAGGAGCCCCTAAAAAAGATGCAGATAAATAAGAAATTTGAG